CCTAAGTGCTGATTAAAATCAAATGTAGTAGGCATTTCAGGGCTTACAAAAATATGCTGATCAATAGTTCCATCAGGAGGCCCTTGCACAAGGGTAGGCTCCCATGTTCTAGCATTCTTAAAACGCTCAAACTCTTCATCTGATCTAAACAGCTTTGAGTCGATCATCATTCTTCGCGGAAGCCGAGCGACCACTTCTCGCCTAGCGCTAACTAATTCATTTATATCGCGCTGTATCGGTGCAATGAGAGTAACATCAGAGATACCGCGAATGCGGCCAATCCCAGGATGAAATACCAAGACTTCGTAGGGTCTACCATATGGTATTTCTGACTCCATAAGGATCTGGTTACTATCTGGGTGTAGATGATAAAGCTTATTATGCTTAAAGTCCCAGAACTCTACTAAAGAAACGTACTCTTTAAGACCGGCCTCTCTAAGCTTAATTTCAGCTTCGTCTTTCATTTGATTGTAAACAAGGCTTCGAGGGTAAGTATCACCCTTGATGGTTTTCTTGGGCCTTGTGTAAACGTCGTTATCAATACGAGCTTTTAAGTCTTCTGTATGTATAACGAAGCGCTCAAAGCACCACATAGCGTCTTCGATACGCTTGGCGTTTGGATCAAAGTGTACTTCCCATGGAAGCTTTGTTCTCCAAATTGGTCGTCCAAGATCTGAAGACCACATCACTTTAATGACGCTCATATCAAAAATAAGAGCATGAAGGATTAGCTCTCGTAGGCTTTCATCTAAAGAGTCTTCTTCTGCAAAGAAGTTTAGTGCAGCAGCTACACGCTTTCCTGCGTAAGTTGGATCTTGTGCCCTGGAGGGAATCTTATACGCACTTTCTCTTTGATCTAAAGCTTCTACTTGTGGAAGATCCATTGCAAGAGAGGATGCAATAGTATCAATAATAGGAAAGACTTCATTCTGAATAGCGTTGTAATGACGTGCTGAGTCTTGTGCGGTACCAACAGAGTACCCATCACCCATCCAAAACTCACCACGATAGTAAGCAAGGTTTCTAATTAGCTCTTCTGCACGATTCTTTTTAAAGTTTTCTTCTGTTTGAGTAATTAAAGTAGAAAGCTTTTTAACTTCCTTATCTTCAGCAGAAAGTTTATCTATATCTGAAAAAGCGTTGCTCATCGGTGGGTTCCCCAAGGGCTGTTATCGCCCATTGTAGATGCTCTATCTATTTTTCTCATCAACCGTTTCCAGTTTTTATTAGCTATTTCTTTATCAGAAAGCTTCCTATTTTCCCACTTTGCTCCAATTTCAATTCTCCAGGCCCATGCAGCACCTGCCATTGCGGCAGCAAGATCGTAGTGACCACCAGAGGCGTCACGCGAAAGCTTATCCCACTGGCCTCTATAATTAATTAATTGTCTAATACATCTATTGGAGTGCAAAATTAAAGAACCATCATCAATAATTTCTTGTAGAAAGCTAATTGCTTGAGCTTTACTTTTTGCGGTTGAGTACCAACCGGGAATTCTAGTGCTGCTTCCTTTATAGTTCATGCTTGCTTTTCGGTGGTAAACATTTCTACAACCACTAGCTAAAAGGTGAGACAAGACAGCCTCTCCCACACCGTTTGCTTCGATATATATTCTTGCGTCGTTATATTTTTTAGAAAGCTCAATTAATTTATTAGACATCTTAAAGGCTTCGCTATGCCCAAGGTACTCGGCAACCTGTTCACAGTTGTCAACGTCAATCACTTGGACCCCGAACATATCTCTAGCGGACCAGGATCCTGCGGGATCACAGAAGATCAAGTAGCGGTTGTCCTTCTTTGGAGGGGAAAACTCTACGTATGGCTCACTTTCAGCATTGAGACCGGTACCCCTGTCAATTAGATCAAGCATCTCCATTAGTCGTCTTGTATTAAAGATAGACTCGCCAGCTAAAACCCAACAATCTAGTTCGTTTACTGGGTACTCTGCTCTAAATTTTTCTAGGTTGTTTCTGCACTTTTGCAATCCTTCTGTCTGCATCCAGAATGCTTGTGCTGCAGTTAATCTATTTTGATCTGAGTATTCTTTAATTAAAGCATCTGGCTTCCATCCTGGTGGAGGCTCAACTGAATACTCATTCACAAATGTCCATGGAACAAAAACCTTCATCCACTTGCTGTGAGGATTCTCTGAATCCAAGCAAAGCTCATGAAGTTGGTCACCGTGATATCTTGGTGTTGACTCAGCGATAACAAAACCGCCATCTCCAGGCACAGCGTTTAGTGCGGAAGTCCACGCTTCTGGTCCTGCAATTTCTGACCACGCAGATATCTCAGTAGCCATTAATACCTGAACAGTTTCACCACGAAGAGGTTCTTCATCTTTTACTGATGCAACAACCATCTTACTATCTAAGCCAGGAAACTCCAAAGTTCGCTTTAAACCTGTGGTTTTCTTTGGCTTAAGTCGTGCTGGCATGTGCCTATGAAAACGAACAGCCATCTCAGATAGGTTCTGAGCCATTTGTTTTTTATGCGCCAATAGTCCAACTCGGCAACCTTTTCTAAACATTGCATGTTGTGTTGCTACACAAGTAAAGAAAGTGCTGCTTCCTTCTTGTCGTGGCTTTACGTGTACCAACCACTTTCTATCTTGGTAGCATTGCCGCACTGCTGCAGATAGAATTCTTTGGTGATCCCACAACTGAAAAGGAACAAGAGCCCCACTCTTTGCTCTAATCTTATTTAAATGGCAGTATTGTTCTGGATCCCAAAAACCTTCTTCATGTGGAAGCAAAAGCTTTGAGTTTTCAGTCACTTAACGCCGCCATTAAATACATTAAACGGTCCACCAGAAGTGATAGTATTAGACACATCTGATTCTTGCATGACTGGATTTTTCTTTTGAGAGTACCTACTCTTATCCGAAAGCGTTTGCCGAGATACTGTTACCACAGACATCATTGCATCTACGTCTTTCTTTTCCAGTACGCCAAGCCGGTAATTTTTTAATACGTCTTCACAAACATGCAGGATTCCCTGGTAAGATTGTAGAGAAAAACGTGGGTCCGCTCCAACTTTTACATCGTCTGACATTTTAACTCCCATCAAAAGGTAGTATTAGGGCTTGTAACTCATTGTTATAAACCATATAAGTACTCTACTAAATAAGTATCATAAATTATTTAGATTTTAAACAAACTACGAGGTAATCATGCCAACAGCAAAGAAGGCTCCAGCAAAAAAGGCCACATCTAATAAGGTCACAAAGACAACAAACGTCACTATTAAAACAGAAGACGTTAGTGAAATTATTGATCCTAAACCTATTCGTCGTCCAGGTCGCCCACCTAAGTCAAAGTCTCTCTCTTGTACTGTTTACTGTGGCGGAAGTCCGGTTGTATTAGAGTTTGATAATCCCCATGAGTTAGAGGCTGCCTTTGTTCAGATCTGCCACAAGCCTCTTACTGGTCGCCCAGCAACAGTAGTTTGCAAGGGTAAGAAGTACACCTTCCTTAAGGTTGATTACCTTATGAGAGATATCTAATGGTCTCAGGAGACAATGAATACGCAGCAAACCCTGCTCAACTGTCTCCAGGTGGCGGCGGTTCACGCGGTAGCTCTCCAAGTGGAAGGACTGACGTTAGTTCTTTATCTGCGTCTGCAAAAGGAGATAAGACTAAGAAGAATATCCTTACTGGTGTTGGCATTGGATTAGGTGCTCTTGCTTTAGCTAGTGGTATTGGTGCTGCATTTGCTCCTGCTGCCGTTGCTGGTGGTGCTGCCGCTGGTGGTGCTGCCGCTGGAACTGGTGCTGCTGCTGCCGGAACTGGTGCTGCTGCTACTGGTGGAGCAGCGGCTGCTGGAACTGGAGCGGCTGCTGGAACTGGTGCTGCCGCTAGTGGCGGAGCGGCTGCTAGTGGCGGAGCGCTTACATCTGGTGGTCTTGCAAAGATTGGTGCAGGTCTGTCAGCAGGCGCTGCAGCCAGTAATGTAGGAGCAGGGTATTTTGCTGATAAGGAAGCTGGTAAGAGAGCCACGCTTGCTTCACAGCCAAACCCAGCCCCTACTCGCGGTACTTCAGCAGACTACGCTTAACCGCGAAGCGGTTCGTAATAACAATAGGTTAAATAATGTCTATTGGTAAGAAAATAGCTCAACGAGTAAAGGCTGCAGGCGTGTCTGGTGTCAATAAACCAAAGCGCACACCTAATCATCCTACTAAGTCTCACATCGTTGTGGCTAAAGAAGGTAACCGAGTAGAGACTATGAGGTTTGGAGAGCAAGGAGCGGACACTTCTGGTAAGCCTAAGCCAGGAGAGTCTGCTAAAAAGAAGGCTAAGAGGAAAAGCTTTCAGGCCCGTCATGCAAAGAACATAGCTAAAGGCGTAATGAGCAGAGCCTACTGGGCAAACAAGGTGAAATGGTGAGCAAGAAATCTATCGGAAAGAAGATCGCTAAGCTTGTACGCAAAAGCAAGCCCAAGAAGCAGGCTGCTGCTTACTCAATGGATAAGAAGAAGAAAGGCTACTGAGCCAGGGTGTCTAAGATGACATCTGGTGAAGTTCCAACCGACTCAGCTACCCACTCATAGTAGTCGCCATCAATAACGCCCTTAGAGAACAGTTCTTCTGCTTCGCTTGGGTTTTGAATCAAGTAGCTGTGTACAGTATCACCCACATCTCCATAAGCTACAGGACGCTCAAGCATCCGGTATGACATCGTTTGAAG